TGACCATCTTCTGCACATTGGGGAGTGCAGCCACCTTGCTCGTAACCTCGTGCTCCTGCTTGTTGATGAACCGCACAGGGGTGAACAGAATCGACTGGTTGTCGTTGTCCTCGTTGAAGCTAAGTTGGGTAACCACGTAGTCCAAGCTCTTGCCGTTGTTGGCAAGGTACTTGGTGTAGCTCTCAAACGGATGGGTGTTGTCACCCACGCTATCACCGAACAGCGACTTGGAAGCCAAGTTCATCTGATAGACCTCGCCCTCAAGCGAAGTACCAAAGTCTTCTTCCAGCGTCACAGCAATACGGCGCGAGTAGCGGCATGCTTTGGAGTTGCCCATACCGGAGCCCTTGATGTTCTGCTGGCATCCATCGCAGCGGTCAGCTTGGGGGTTTGCTGAACCAGCATCAGGCGCAGTGCCATCGTTGGAGAAGCAGTCAGGTGCAGTCGGCTCGGCATCAGCACTCCATTGCTTGACGTAGAAAATACGTCCGACTTTGGGTGATGCGTTGACCACGATGACGTTGAGGTCACCCTTGACTTTACCCATCTCTTCGCCACCGACTACCTTGCGGAAGATGCCATTTTTCGGCACGATGCGCTTAACGCCGGTACGACCAGCAAGTTGCTTTGTAAGCTCACTGACCCCAGCGGTTTGCAGGAAGTCGGGGAGGTCTTGGTTTAGCAATGCAATATTACTCATTTTCAATTTTCCTTTGAACGTCTAACTACCACGGTGTAAGAATTCTCCACGTTGAGACCAACGGGATACAAGTCGGGATTCTCTGCAAGGAAGTCCTTCATGTTTGTCTGATGAAGTCGTTTCTCCAGTAGGCCAAATGCACCCTGTTCTTCGATGAACGTGTACATAGAATCCCAATCGTTCGTCCAGTACCGTGACTTAACTGAGCGAATGATTGTGCCGTGTGGGGTTTTGATGCTGTCGGCTCCGATGCGCTTGCATGCTTCAAGCATTTCATCTGCGACTATCTGCATCTGCTCTTCGAGACCCTTGTCTCTCTCCTCGAACTCTTTCTTAGCTACCGCCCGCTTGTCGCGTATCTTGATGTACACGGCGGCTAGCTTGTCCATGTCAACGGAGGATGTTTCCTCCTGAACTGCTTCGTCCATTGTTTGCTCCAGTGGTTGTTGGGAGAAGAACTATAACACAACTTTTGACATTGTCAACGTGTTTACAAAGAAATTTCTTGGCGGTATAAGTCTATGATTTTGCTGTGATTTCTTATGTTGCCCTGCAACAAAGAGTACATCTTCGCTTCAACCGGACTGCCCGTGATGTGCACGATGGTCATGTTGTTGACCTGACCGGGGCGGTCAATTCGTGCGTTAGCTTGGAGGTAGGTTTCCACGCTAGTACAAGGAGCGTACCAGATGATTGTGTTCGCCGCAGTCAGGGTTAACCCGTGTGATGCAGCCTTGGGTTGGATGAGCAGCACCTTGGTTGTGTCCTGTTCTTGGAACCGCTTAACGATGTCGGAACGGTTGTTGACGCTGACGCTTCCGTTGATGACTTCACACGCTATGCCGTTCTTGGTCAGGTGCTTCTCCAGCAGTTCTATGGTGTGCGTAAAGGGCACGAACACCAGCACCTTGTGGCTCGACTCCTCAATGACTTCCTGTACCACATTCAGCCGATTGCTTACGTCGAACTCGATGACTTCACCCTTGTCGGTGTACACCGCACCACCCGCTATTTGCAGCAGCTTGTTAATTTGTACCGCAGCATTGACCGCGCTCACTTCTTCCCCGTCGGCTTCAATCAGCATCTGCTTGCGTAATACGTTGTAGTACTTGTGCTGCTGGGGAGACATGATGGCTTCACGCTCAACGAACGTCACCGGAGGTAGGTCAAGACACTGCTTCTTCTCAAACCGGATAGCGGGCTGGAGGATGTTGGCTACAAGCTGGCTTGAGTTAGGCTTAGGAACCCAGCGGTACATGCTCACCTTGGTCATCACCGTGTCCTTGAACTGCCCGAAGAACGGCGACACAGCCTTGGGGTTGACTAGCTTAGCCAATCCGTAAGCATCCACAGGCGACTGCGCAGCGGGCGTACCCGTCAGCATCCACAGCCCCCTGATGGCCTTGTTCAGGTCGCGCATGACCTTCCAGCGGGTTGTCTGTGCGTTCTTGTAGGCAGATGCCTCGTCCACCACAATCAGGTCAAACCCACCAGCAAGAATTTCCTTCTTGACGATGCCAACCCCGTCGAAGTTGATGACGACAAACTCGGCCATGCCCTTGATGATTTCCTTGCGCTTCTCTGCGCTGCCGTAGGCGATTGCAACCGTGCGGTGGAGAGCAAACTTAAACAGGTCACCCTGCCACGCCGACTTCATAATGGACAGGGGGCATACCACTAACACTCGTTTCACCAGACCAACCTGCATGAGGTAGTCCACGGCCCAAATCACTGATGCTGTCTTGCCTGTACCCTGCTCGTTGAAGCAGAAGGCTTTGGGGTTTGCTAATAGGAACTCTGTTGTTAACTTCTGATGTGCGAACGGGGTGAACCCGTGTGGACGGGGCCACTCATACTCTGATAGGTTCATTTTTTTGGTTTGTTTACTTTGACCGTGTGGTCTGAGTTGCGGGAGAAAGAACGGTTGGCACTTGGGCTTTTCAGCTTCAGGTTACCCGCAGCGTTTGTGCCCCCTTTGGATAGAGGGATTGCATGGTCGATGTCCTTACCGGCTCGGTCAACACCCTTCTTGTCCATCTCGGTGCGGGCACGTTGACGCGCAAGGCGGGGCGCTTCTTCGCCTCGGTCAAGCTGCTGTTTGTATTCCTTTTTATAGGGTCTAGGTTTGTTTACGTATGGCATGGTTAACTCCTGTTGTACTCACATGACTTTACCGCACAGAACTTGCACAGTGGGCCGCTTATGGGGTTCCACACCCCGTTCTTTACCGCTGCCTCGATACGGGCAACGTCTTGTGCTGGCTTCTCTAGGTACTTGACCATCATCTCCTTGTGGTGCTCAGCCCGCACGAACTCCTTGCTCACCACAAAAATCAGGCCCGACTTCACCCTCTGTATCTCCGGGAACTTGGCAAACAAGCCACAGGCAACAATGTCCAGTTGCTTCACGTCCGCATATCTCGCACTCTTGCTTGTCTTGTAGTCCACCGAGTGGGCTATCCCCGCCTTCCGATTGATAACTACCAAATCGGCTATTCCATGCCACCATACATTCGGTGCACTGAAATCGCATGCCTTTAGTTCTTTGGTCAGCCCCAGCTTCACCTCGCATAGCTTCTCCCCTTCGATGTTCTTGAGCGCGTCCAGCGTGGGCTGCATGTACTCAAACGCAGGGGGGATTGGCACATCATCGCGGATGTATTCCTCAGCCACTGTGTGGGCGGTCTTGCCATACAGCGTAGCTTGCGTGTCGGGCTCAACTATGTCCTTGGCTATCTTGGTGTGGTAGTACTTCCTCGGACATTGTTGGAACGTCTTTAAGCTGCTGAATGACCAGACTATGGGTTTCATTTTGCTCGTACTCGCTTTGTTTTGTCTTTCTTTAGTGGGGCTGGGCAGTGGGGAGGGACATACGCCACACACCACTTTGCAGTTACGTACTTACCTTCAATCCAACTCGCAATGTATGCATCAGGCATTTTGTTCAGCACCCTGTAAATATGACGTTCATCCGTTTCCAAGCGCATGCTTATGGTTTGCGCTGTCAACCCATCTATGTTTGCTTTTAGCAATTTGCGAATGAGCGGGGCTTTGTGCTCATACGGTTTTTTCATTCTGTTCCTTCATGTGCCGCAGTGCACCGTACATCAGCCTCACACTTACTAACGCATCCATAGTCTTGGTCATGGCCTCATCAAATTTTCTATCCAGCACAGCATCGTGTGCGTCCTTCAGTGCCTTCTCTGCATCCATGCAGGGTTTCGCGTAATCAATAATCTCAGCAGTCGCCATAGCTTGTTCCATATACAGCCTCACAGTTCAAAGGTAATTCAAGTGCCCACTGGGGACGTAGGCGCATACATAGTTCGACGTACTCTTTAGCAACTTCAGCCTCGGCTTTAGGCACGATGATGGCAATGGCGTCATGGACGGTCATCACCACACGGTACTTTTTGGCAATCATCAGCATCTGCTCTCCGATGATGATTCGGGCTAGGGCTTGGCAGACGTTTTCAATCACCTTGCCGCCGTAGATTCGGTTGGGGATAGTGGCCTTGCCCTTCTTGGTGTCGTAGACGATTTCGGTCTTGCCTTCCTCGTTCTCGTGTAGGCGCAGGTTGGGGTACTTCAAGCGCAAGCCATTCGGCAGGATGATGCCATCTGCACCCTGAACGGATAGAAGACCACCGCGTCCTAAAGACGTTTGCTGCTTCTGTAGTATGGCCTTAAGCGCAACCCCTGCGTCTTTCCATAGCTCCACAATCTTCGGGTACGTCAGGCGGTACGTGTCGATGATGCGCTTGGCCTCGTCTAGGTCGGCGAGGACGCTAAAGTTTTTAAGCTGCGCATGAAACTTAGCTGCACCCATGCCATACCCTGCACCAAGGATAGTCACCTTACCCACAAACCGTTGTTCGTTGCCAATCGTTTCGACTGGTGTGTTGTAGATAGCCGAGGCCATTATCTTGTACACATCCTTACCGTCTTCAAACGCTTGCACTAGGTCGTCCTGCCCTGCCAGCCATGCCAACGTCCGCGCCTCAATCTGTGAAGAGTCTGAGTCCAGTATCACGTAGCCCTCGGGGGCAATGATGGCTTGCTTCAACTTGGACTTGCGTGGTAGGTTCTGTAGGTTCAGTTTGTCATCGCCGCCCCAACGCCCAGTGTGTGCTGCGTAGTAGCGTAGGGGTACAGGCAATGCGCCTCGGTTAGCAATCCCAATGAACCGCTCGGTGCGGGTCTCTTCGATGGTGGACTTTGTACCTAGCCGCGCAGCTACTACCGCTTGCACTTCGTGATATGGATGCTCAAGCAATGCCTTGAACTCTTCGTCGGTCTTGGAGAACGCATACGTCTGCTTGCCCGTGGTGGGGCTCTTCTTCATCGGCGGCTCTGCCCCTAATTCCCGCAGTAACGCAGCAAACCTAGGATTACTCATCAGGTCGTCTTTGTTGTACGCACCCAGCACAAGTTCTTTAGCGACTTTAACCTTATCCAAGTGCTCTTCCAATACCACCCTATCCAACCACAACACCGGCTCGGTGAACATCTTGATGGTCAAGTCAATGAGTCGCAACTCAGTCGGCGGGAAGTCCCCACTCATCGCATTGAACAACGCCCATGTCAGAGTCACATCATTCTTACAGTAGTCCCCGTACCGTTCAAGCTGCTCGGCGGGGAACGCTTCGCGTCGTAGCCCCAAGGCATTGACTACCTCCGTACCCTTAACGCCGAGACCATAGTGGGCTGAAAGCACAGCCAAGCTACCTCCTACCTCCGTCCCATGCAACGCACGGCCCATGCTCAACGTGTCCAGCCATCCCTTGGGTTTGATGCCAAAGTGTTCCGACATGATGAACCCGTCAAACACAGCGTGATGGGCTAGCGCAAGAGAATTCTCCCAGTCGTAGCCACGCAAGAACTGGTGCGTGTCCCGCATGCTTCCGGTGAACCACTCGGGCTCACCATCGTCTACCTGTACTGCAACACCGATAACCTCGAACTGCGTGCTGCGTATGTACTCCTCAGTGGTGAACTTC